TAGCTATACTGATACCTACTTTCAATATCATGTCGATATCAAAAAGCCAGTTGCCTAACCCTGTTGTACTTGCAATTGCTACTTTGATATCGTCCACATTCATCAAGTAAATTCCAATATTTTACAAGCAGTACCCGTAACCGTAATTGGCCCTTGGTAATTATCTATTGTAAATGTGCCGCCTGACGCAATTGCAATTGTGCCAGAACCGTCAAAAGAAACTGTTCCAGCCGCACCTCCAGCGTTAATAATAGCTTTTCGTCTAGCTATGTTTGTAGGTCTAGTAGTATTTACAGTTGATTCCGCAACTGAAACTGAACCCGTTATGTTTACGTTATTTGCCATCTGTCATTTATCTTCTACAACTTCTGGTTCAAGTACTTCTTGAGAACCGTTTGGTTGTTCTTCTAGCCCACACTCTTGCATGATTGTGCGAGCAGCATTTGTTACAACTTCATGCTGTTGTCTATTTAATTGTGCATTACCACTAGCAACATATAGAATGTCTAGTGCCTCTTTTATTTTTTGTTTATCCATGACCAAAAATCAGTAGCCTATAACAGATGTTCGTCTGACCTGACCTTGTTGGCGGTATAACTTATCTGCTTCGATACCTAACATTCCTTCAGCATTTCTATCTTCAATACTAGCAAGTTCTAATTGTCCATTAGATCGCAAGTAATCCGAAAAAACACCACGGATTAAATATGGTTCAAAAATTTTTGGCATAGCAATTTTTTTCCAATTGCCATTTGTTACGCCAGCATCATTCGCTGGATGTGTTCCTGCACTAGCATCTGTAGTCATTTCATAAAAACAACCCGTGCCTGTGTAGTACGCTTGATCTCCTACACCGTAATCAGTAGTACTTTTGTAAACATCGCCTTTTAATTCTGGCGAAACTGTCCGGTACTCCATAAATAAAGGTGACGTAGTAGTGTATACAACCACTGACCTACCAGAATTAGTATCACTGTCAGTACCGTCATCATGTAGTACAAAACCAATAGACTTGCCAATAGTGGTAGCTTTAGGATTTTTACTATAAACTTCAAGTACTTCTCCTGCATCTGTAGGATACGCCATTGAACTTACGTCACTTGCAGTAGTAACAGTTCGTTCCACAATTCGTAACGTAGATGGCCAATACTCAGTTTCCCACGCTATGCGAAGGCGTTGTTCAGCTAAATCACGGACTTGCTTAAAAAAAGGGCTGGGTAAATTATCTCTATCCAACCCTGCTAATTGGGCAACCCCATGTATAACATCGCTAAATTTAAGCGTTCGCATCTACTTCAACTCTAGGATTAGAACCGTAAACTTTTCTAAAAGTAATTCTTCCTACGGGAGTGTCGTAATAGCCCATTGGTTTATTACTTCCATACCCTACTTGGGTTTTTCCACTTTTAGATTTTACTCTGCTTTCTGGATTGTCCCGTAAATATTCTTTCATAAATTTACGATCATTCCAGCATTCGTAACCTAACCGTTTACCCCAATAGTGGTAACTAGTCGGCTCGATTCTAGCTTTCTGTTCTCCTAAAACAGAATGGTTTGCCTCAATTTTCGCTTGTGAAGCAATCCCAGAGGATTGGTTAACCCGCGAGCTTTGATACTCGCGAGCTAACCGTCCTCGTAGATTCGCCGCCACAAGGGCAGACATCTCGTCTGATAAACCTTCTGGGGCAAACATTATTAAGAGTCAGCACTAAAAGCTCCGAACGCGCTAGGGTTATAGATAACCAAAGCTGCCATTGCTTCTACTAATCTTGCAGGGCCACCGCCGTTGTCGGTCAATTCCTTAATTTGAGGAAGTTTTCCGTAACGAATTTCAGCCATGTCAAACGGAATAACAAACCCTCTAGTCGGACGAGGAGAAACAGTTCCTCCGTGAGCAGTTTCATTTGCATTACCATCAGTACCCGTAGTTGTTGTAGTGTTAATATGAACACTAGGGTGTAGTCTCAAACGACCAAAATCACCTTCAAATACGTCAATTGCATTAATGTAACGACGAGAAGCTGCCTCTTGGCTGAATGTTTTAATAGCCGTAGCGTTGCCAAGGTCGCCGCTTGCGCCAGTCTCTCCATCTATAGATTGTGCGGTAATATCAGTCAACTTAACGCTTTGTGTGAAGTTAGTAAATACTCGCTTCAACGTCGGGCCACAAACTAGATCGTAATCACGAATAGATCCGGTAGTATTGTAGATGCTTTTCAACAAGTCTTGTACTTTACCTTCAGTAAGTGAACCCGTAACAGTTGTTTCAATAGAAGCCGCAGGAGTTCGATACCCAGTAGGAACAACTACATCGTCAGTCGTGCCGTGTGCTGTTCCAGCGGTAGTAATGTAACTACCTAACCCTTTAGTCATGTAAGGATTCTGTGCGCCGCTTTCAACGTCTGCATCAGCATTCCCTAAGAAACAATATTCCATGTCTCTTTTAATTTCGACTAGCTTCTTAGCAATGCCGTTAGCTAATTCTGATTTAATTCCAGCAACTATCTGAATCTCGTTTGCAAGATTAGATATGCGAAATGATCTGCGGAAAATTTGCACATAGTTTTGCATTAACGCACGGTCTTTAGCCGGGTTAACGTAATCGCCTGTGACTACATCCACACCTTCAAACACTCCAGCACCCGAAGGGCTATCGTATTTATCCATCTGCCAACCCATTACAACATTGCCGGGCTTCTTGCCTTTCTTCGCTAGGGAAGTAAAAACAGTACTTTTTGCATCGACATTGCTGATTAAATCGGACAGATCCTCTCTACCACCGGAAGCACTGTAGTCTTGACCAGTGACGCTGTATCCTTTTTCTAAAAGAAGTGCCATTTGATTTTATCTTTCTTATGTTTGGGTATATACATACCCTGTGTTATTTTAAGTAATCTTCTAAGATCACATTTGCTAAAGAAGACTCATCTCTTGCTGTATCAAATTGTTTTCGTACAGAAGCTGAACGGGCGGCAGCGGGTTTTGGTTTCGCTGGCGCGGCAGTCGGAGTAGATGGTTGGGCTGGAGCTTTCGCTTTAGGTTTTGACGAATTAGATTTAGGAGAACTAACCATTTCTCTATACGCTTGCAAACCTAACTGATATATACTTACATCAGCCTTCCACGTTGGATTGGACTTAATTTCGGGTCGATTTTTGAGGATTTCGGTAGCCTCTTGATAACCAACCGAACTACGATCTTTCCAATAGGGGAACACTCGGTCAACTTCGGAGCTAACTTGTTCCTCTTCTTGAAGGTACTCCAATCTATCTGGTAGATGTTTTCGTAAAGCTTTCCTAGCATTTTTCTTTATGTTACGAATATCGTCTGACGAATAGTCTATATCTTCGCCATCCTTTTTCTCTACAACAGCACCATCTGGATTGTCTTCGCACCACTCAATAATCTCTTCGGCCTTTTCTAGTTCAGCTTCTACCGCTCTTTTTGAGGATAAATTGCTATATGGGTTAGCCGTTGGAATATTAGTAAGTTCTGGCAAGTCTTCACGAGAATCAAGTTGTTCTCGCAAGGTTTTCACTTCCAACTCCAAATCGTCCACTCTTCCTTCTGCTTCTCGGCGTTTGGCAGTTAACTTATCAATTCGCTTTAACAATCCTTTTTGAGGACTTGGCGAACCTTCAGATTCTGCCGCCTGTTCAACTTCTGTAGAATCTTCTGATTCAGTCTGAGAAAGAACTTCTTCAGTTTCTCCTTCTTCTGAGGATTCGTCACTCGACGGTTCTTCGGAAGGAGATTCCTGTTCCTCGTTTTCTTCTGGTTCTTCAGAAGGCGGGGCTGGTTCCGCTTGCGGGGTCAACATCCTTTCTAGTTGCCCTGCGAGTCCATCTGCATCAGTTGCCTGACTAGGATCTATTCCGATAGCTTCTGTCGATTCTGAAGTGCTATCTGCTTCAGTTACTATGTTTTCACTCATGCTTTTTATAGCCCGGCAAGAGGGCTTAACAACGGGAGTTTAACGAACCCCGTAGAAATTCGTACTGCATATATAACGCAATTAATGCTTATAAGTATACAATAATATATTTTATTTGTCTAGTTAAGTTAGGTTAAGTTAGGTTAAGGACGTTTTTTAATTTGTACTAGCTTTAGCCATTTCTCTTAACGTCAAAATATGTTCTTTAAAATCGCTTAATCCTTCAGATCTACCGCATTGGTGAATTCTGTCTTCGCCTTTAGTTTCGCTACTAACGGCGGCAGCAGTTTCCACTTCAATGGCAGCTTCTAGATTCCCTATAACAGCGTCCCATAGAACGCTTTTTTCAAAATAAAATGCTTCTAGTTGTTGTCTCATGTAACTTGATTAACGCCAATACGTCCAATTTGTGCGTTTTGTTTTTGCATAACAGACATATTTAAATTTTTAGTATAATTTTCAAACAATTGACCAAACAATTCATCACCTTGTAATGCAGCTTGCGCTTTTGGATTACGTCCAACTATTTCTTGCGCGTATTGCATTTTAGTTTGTGCGGCAGGATCGTTCTCTACATATTGCGGCTCCATTCCTAACATCATAGATCCAATATCGTTTTTAACGCCTTCGTACATTTTTTGACTAGCCGAAGTTTTATCAACAATTAACTCTTCTGCAATGTCTGGGCTGATTGCTCTAGTAAGCATTGTCACTAGTTTATTTCTATCTAACACGCCACCTACATCTTGAGGTACGATATATTGAGCAATAGACGATAGTTTAGTGTTAACATATTCAGTGTCCATTTCTCGAACATCAAATTTTAACACAAAATCAAATTGGCGCATTTCAATTTGCGGAATTGCTTCAACTCCCGTAATTCTTTGGATTTCTTCTGGACTTAAAAACTGTAGCGTTAGCGCAAACATTTGTTGATATGCTTCTGTCCAAGTCGTTAGCCAGTTGTTAACCATACGTTGTTGCTTTAACTGAGTTTGCGTAGGTGGAACATTAGGATTAGCTCGTCCAAAATATTCGTCGGCTTGTTTAGTAACAATATCAATTAAATTTAACGCTGTGTTAGGAGTCCTTGCTGGTGGACGCATGAACTCATACTCACCGGGTTTTGTAACTGGTAGTTGAACTGCCGGGCCAATTTTATTAGCTAACCCAAGTCGTTTACTTACCATGATAGGCGGCAAAGTTTCAAACGAAGTAGAATCAAACACCGAATCGCGCTGAGTCTTGATCTCGTTTTGCCATGTTTGGCAAATATCTGGAACTCCACGGCTTTCTGTAATACGACGTTTTAATCTTTCTCTACGGTACTCCACAAAAGGATACCGACAATGAACGTAATCAAGTAATTCGTGTTTAGCAAATAACTCGCGACCGTCAATTTCAGTAGCCATTAGCGGATTAAAAATAGTAAAATAAATTCCCGGTACACCGTTTTTATCTACTTGGCGACTATACGCATACACAACTTCAATCAAATTGTCGTACATAGTAAGACTTTTGTTGACTGACATATCTGTAATATTCTGCGTAAAATCATGGAACTCCGAAGATTTGCCAGCAGTTTTAATAGCTTCTTCCACCCAAGACTCGTCCCAATCTTCATCTACTACTTTGGAACGAAGTTCTGCTTCAGAAAGAAACATTCTGCGAAAAATAACGCGAGCCGATTGCAAATCCACTGTTTCTGGCGGGAATGAAATTTCTTCCCAAGGCTTTAAAGCTGCAATAGTCGGTTGATTCACCGCTATGTACGCTTGTGGAATTGCCGTTTCGCCATCGTTACGCAATTCTCTAACAGCACTACGCGCTTTAGAAACTTCAATACCGGGGAACTGATCTTGTATAATCTCCACCACAGCATCTTCCTGAGATTCGTCCATAATGAGTTCTGGTAGATTTTTCATAGGAGTTCCTTCTTCCAGTTGCTCTGTCATTTGAACAATTTCATCCATTGTCAACACGCGAGGTTTTAAAGCACTTTTCTGTTCCCATCCTACATGAAGACACGCCCAACCATATTGATTGCCGTATTGAGCTAGTAACTCGGATTCTTTGTTGAGTGAATGGTATAATTTAGTGTCAATCTGCCAGCGCATTAAATTATTAGCAATTGCCGCTTGTCCAGAATCACTAATTTCAGTAGCTCCTACTTTTAAACTACAACGACTAAATGCCGTAGTTAAAATATCCACTGAATCATTTATAATAGAATCGGCTAACGGAATTCGTGTATCTGAAGCCCCGTCCCAAGGGAAAGCTTGAGAACCTTCCTTCATATTAGAATCGTGCTTTTTACCGTCTTCGCTTTGAGAATCCCACCGGGTATACCGAATGTCGTCCACTTCTGCTATTTTCTCCAAAGAATACCCTTCATCAAGGGATCGAACATATTCTCCAGCCAATTCTCGTATGTCGGGCGTGTCTGATGCCACCGCTAGTTTGTCGTTATTGTCCATAGTTAAGATATGATAGTATAGACGATTTATAATACCGTCTTTGGTTACCCATAGTTCTATAAATTTTTAATTTTCCTTTATCTGCTAATTTAGCTAAATATTTACGCTCCAATCCAGTCAAGTCTTCAGCTTGCCGAACAGTTAGTAATAATGGTAAATCTTGTATCAACATTTTAATATCCTCGTATTCCAGTTCCTTGGAAAGTGGACTCGTTTACATGGATCGGTTCCATTACTGCTAAGTACCTCAATGTATCAATCGGATCTTTTGTAGCTCCTTTTTCACCATCTCGTCCTGTCCACTCTTGCAAACTGTATATAATGTTTCCGCAATCTCGGCTAATATACAAAGAAGGCTCATTCATTGCAGAAATAGATTCACTTTGATCGTAGTTTAACCAATCGTTAATTATTGTTAAACCATTAGCTATTGAAATTCCAGCCGCTTGATCAAAATAATACGGTTTTTCGCCTTCAGCTAGTAAATCAATAATAGAAGTACCTCCTTCTCGTCCAGCCGCTTGTGTCGCCCCTGCTCTAGGGTCAATGTAGCGTTGTTCAATTTCTTCGCTGCCTTCTAGTTCTTCCATTAACTCTTTTAATTCGTCTACGCCTCGTCCACCGCCTATGCTTTGGGCCGGGCCAATTGCACCATCTGCTTTTTCAGAAGGCGTTGCCCATTCTCCAAATGTATCGCGGTCGGGCCATTCTCGGTAAATATATTTTCGGCCTTTTTCATCTACCCGTAGCCACAGCATAAACCAGTTTCTATTCCATGCGGGATCTACGGCTAAATAGTTAGTTCCTTCGGGGATGTCTTTTGCATCAAGAACATGAGCGTGACAAAATTTAGGAAACTGGTTGCCTGTTAAATTTTCTGCGTACCCATATGCTCGTAGTTTTATCTGGATGCTGGTTTCTCCTTTCAAGGTTTTCACCATTTCCGAATACGGGTTATACGGATTCATTGCCGTAAAAAACCAGATGATCCTACCGTTACCTTTTCGGTTTTCTGCCGTATATGGCATATGACCAGCGGGACAACCAGCTACGTTTACATTATCGGGTAATAACGGACTTGGTTTATGATCTAAAAGCCTCATTCCGTTTAAATATTCTTTAACTGTCGGGGTGTACCCATCCACAGGAGTAAAAGTAATCAATAACCGTCCAGATAAAGCGTGGCTTGACGCTCTTGTAATAAGCCTAAACCGAAGTGTTTCAATCCATGTAATTGGCACAAGCTCATCACACCAAATCATATCCACTTCACCACCTTCAATAACGCGCATTTCTTGGCTATAATTCATAAACCAACACTGCGATCCATTTGGTAGAATAAACGTGTTTTCAGTAAAGCCGTTTTTCTGGCTAAAACTAACATTTTGCACCCGGCCTTTTTTAACATTCTTCCATTCTGTAGGAATGTATTTGTAAACTAATTGTTGTTGATCGCGGATACTAGATTGAGCCGTCATTCCAAGTACCCAAACTTTAGAACCTTTTTTCTCCACCATCATTTCCACAATGCGTTTAGCAGCAAATTCACTTTTTCCAGCGCGGTTACCCCCTTGAATCAATAGCTCACTAACGCCGTCCCACAGTTTATCAGCATCTTTCCAATGATCTGGCTCAAAGCCGTATCTATAGGGATCTTGTTTTTCTAAACGAATTAGTTCTTCGCGCTTTTCCAGATGTTGCGCTAACTCAGTCAACCCTTCTTCACCACGGTCTGCAAATTTCTGCATTTTCTCCTGTGAAGGAACAATGAGAACAGGATGCGGTGTTGGAGTAAAAGCCATGTAGTTATTTCCAGCGTTTGCGATTTAACAGCATTCCTATCATGCCGTAATTAGCAACATCTTGGTATGTGTCAATAAGTGGCTCGTTATTAAC